GGGTCTGAATAGACGATGACGGTGAATGTTTTTTGTGTCATATCTGTGCCTCTTCAAGATAGTTGTTGTAAGCGTCTTCAAGACGGCTTCGCAGAGTGTGAAAGTTGGCATCGGTCAGTGACGCAAAGAAGGCTTGAACAATGGCTGTGCCATCTCAAGTGCATTATCGTGCAACATCTATGCCGATGTCTTGCAATTCGTCTGGTGTCATGCTGTTGCTACTTGTTGGATGGTGGCAGATTCACCACCGAGTGCCACAGACACAATGGCGTCTTTGTTGATGCATCGATACCCTTTGCTTTGCACATCGTAGACAACCAAGTATTTGTCACGGTCTACGGTGGATTTGCCACCCTTAAGGTGTTTGGTAACACCTAAGCGGCAATTCATTTTACGAAGCTCACCATCCTTTTTATGAAAGGTGACGGTTACAAATTTGCCGTTGCTCTGTGCAATGAGAGCGGCGAAGACTGTGGATATTGACATAGTGTTTCCTTTTAGGCGTTGTGAATACGGATGGTTGCTCGTTGATTGATGGCAGACAGAGCAGCAATGTTTGCAGTTTTGACAGGGGCTTCGCCATACAGGGTGACGAAGCTGTCGTACTTATAGGGGTTGTACATAATGGCTTGACCAATGACGATGATCTGATCAATCGTTTGACTGTCGAAAGAGCGTTCATCCCAAGTGCCACAGACACCAGCATGAACATTCTTTTTCTTCTCACGAAGAACCCGTTGTCGTCCAGCCTCAGACACCTTGAAGGTGGCATCGTAGAGCAACACATCATGGCGATGGGCTATCACCCTGCCCTTCATTGCACCTTCCAGTGCCTTAACGCTGAAGCACTTCTTGTGCAGGTTGAAATAGACGAACACTTTAGTGGGTTGCATGTTGTTTCCTTTCAGGAAGTTAGTCATAAATTACGTCAACAACTTGGTCATCTACTACATAGTAGTAGGCAACAACCCTGCCGTAGCTGACCATTGTGCAACCGTTGGCAGGATGTAGATGGTAGGCAGTGATGCCTTGCTCTTCAAGATCTTTGATGATGGGTGTCCAATTGTCAGACATTTTGTTTCCTTTCAGGAGAATGAATACTCAGTTTGTGGCACTTCGATGCAGTAGCCCAGCTTGCTAACCCACTTTAGTGTGTCCCTTGTCAGTGTCACAGTGCCAGCAATGGATGCAAAGCATTTAGCCTTGTCACATACTGGGTAGATAACCTCTTTACCGTAGACTTTGTCTACTCTCACATAGATTGTTTCCATGTTGTTTCCTTACAGGAAGAGAAGCGACATTGCTTCTGTGAAAGCTTTGATTTAAGCCCTCACAGAAACCCACTGTCTAACACCGACCCCAGTGCCACAGTGGAAATTGTCTCTCACATACATTATCAGCATGATGTATCAGCATGCCCTGCACATTCACCCTGTACAGGCTGGGCTAGTCCATAGCAGTGGCATGCACCTTGTTAGGATGCAAGCCCTCACCGACACTAGCATTAGGTTTTTAAAGAACTAGGAAGCTACGCTTCACAGCGATGCAACCACAATGTTAGATAACATTCTCCAAAGCCCCTAAGGGCTTCAGGCAAGGCTATCAAAGCTACGCTTTAGACAACGAAACCAGATTGATCAAGCTTCGCTTTACCTTTGGCATACAAGCCGACAATCACACCTTGATCATCAAGATGACGAACATCACTTTTGTCACCAGAGACAACGGGAATACCTTTGAAGGTATTAGGGATGTCCTGTTCCTTACGGAACACCACTGCCATTCTCATTCCCTTAGTAACAGCGATCTCAACGAAGGGTTGGAAACCCTCAACACCACTGTAGGAAAAAGTCAGATCGTAGTTGCTTGGCAACTCTTTACGATTTGCATCCTTGGTGTAATCGTAGAATTGCACTTCGGGAAATGCGGCAAATATGTTTACATATTCAGTGCCATCAACGTCAGTAAAACCTACGGTTTCCCAACGAATGTCACTGGTTCCGTTCAAACGAATTAACAAAGTTAACCCTTTGTTTTTCGCTTTCACTTTCAGTGATCGAATGTTTTTTGCAAGCTGTTGCATAAAGCTGTTTCGTTCTTCAAAGAACCAGATTGTCTTATTGATGCGACCCTGTGCCACTGTTGACATTGCACCACGTCCTGCAGTGAATAAGCATGCTTTGTCGCATTGGGCAATTGATGCCATTGAACAAGTATTCCACTTGGTAGTAGTGGCTGGAGCAAGGTAGAGGATGCCAGTTAAGAAACCTAAGGTTTCACCCTTGACAGTTTTGGCATCGGCTGACACTGAAAGTAACGATTTTGACTTGAACATGATTTGTTTCCTTTAGGAAGTGAGTCTGGCGACTCGTTGAAATGAGGTTGCACTGTAGCACGACAATTTTGCCATGCCACTAGGGATAAACCCTTAGTAGACCAACTTGGCAACCAGTGCTTGATCGTCTTTGCTTAGCAACAAACCAGCAAAGGGATGCTTGATGTAATACGCTTTGACCTTCAAAGCATTTTTGTCGGTTGGTTCTGAGCGGTACTTGGCAAGCAATTTTTCCATCGTTTTGTCCTTTATGTCTTTCATTTAACTAAGAAGAAATAGATCTTTCCTTCTTCGTAAACAAAGAAGGAAATCTATTTCTGTTAAATGAAAGACATAGGGTTGCACATGACGTACGCAGATCTTAAGACTTTCAAGCTTTTTAAGATGCCAACGGAGTTGTCATATAAAAAGCGATTATGAAAGTCTTAAGTTGATTAATACATTTCGATTACTGGATGGATTGACAGTGTGATGAAGCTGAAAGTAGTACTGTGAAACGTTTTGTTTGCTGTGTTGTTCTTTGTTACGTAGTAACAATATGTCGGTAGTTGTTGAAATGTTCCGACACTTCGTAACGTGTGCGGATCTCTTTAGGCTGTGGATAACTTTGGTTAAGCTGTGGATAACTTTGGTTAAGCTGTGGATAACTTTTAGAGGGTTGTGGATAACCCTGTGGATATACCACCTTGATTGTTACTGACCCGTTGGTCATTAATTGATGGTTTTAGTAGGCAACCCCGTAGGGAATCCTGATTCTCAATCAGTTTTTACAATCTGCTAAGTTGTTGATTCCAAAGGAATTTCCACACACACGGTTTAATTGCATGCATAACATGTCATCACTTGCGCCATGACATGCATCATCATGACGCATCCCGCCCCAGCGCACATCATGCGAGGGGGTGCGTGGGCCATCCGGGGGTAGGGCGCTATTTGTATACAGCCTCGTCCTAAAATCAGGAAAATGAAGTTGTTAACCACATAGGTAAAAAAGCATATACACAGCCTCTGCTCCACTCCACATTAATTTAAAGCCTCTACAACGAGCTAAACAGCCTTCACACTATGCTGCTATTCCCAAACTAAGAAGTCGGCTACAATGTGCCTTATAATCGTTTCTAGAGGCTATGATATGCTACATGCAGTTCGACACAGAGTACATCACTCAACAGCAACCTATGAGTACAACACATTTGTTACAAACTAAACCTAAAGGTTACACATGTAAAATAAACAAAAATAAAGCTTGACAAGCCTTTCGCAAGTGTGTAACACTCCATCCTATGGGGGTAGGGGGGCTATGAAGACTTCATAGTTCTGAAGCATTCTTAAGAAACTTCTTATTACTATTATTTATTCTCATAGATATTCATAGAAGATCTAAAGCATTCTATACTATCTACAAACTATGAAGATCTATGAAGACCATTTCGACACCGACAAGTGAAACACACTCATTGGTTGTTGATTAGAAAGAAAACATGAAGAACATTGATTTGTTGTCTACAAGAGAACAGTTGGAATCTAAAGGGGTGTTAAATACTAAACCCTATTCCGTTGTCTCTGAAATCTATATAGCTATGAACAGGGGAGTGTTAGACAATGTTCACATTCCACATTCAGATGTTTACTTTGTAAGAGCTGCTTTAGAAAAACGTACAGGATATTATTTTCCGTTAGACCGAGTGGAGGCTGCTATGAAGGCTGAAGGTTGGAAAGATCGTAAAGGGGTACATCGATATGCCAATTAAACGTGGACAAGAAGAGTTTGCTGGTTACAATAAACCTAAAGCAACGCCTAAGCATCCAACAAAGAGTCATGCTGTGTTGGCTAAAGAAGGTGATGTGGTGAAGCTTATTAGGTTTGGACAGCAAGGTGTTAAAGGTGCTGGAGCCAATCCAACAACAGAGTCTGAGAAGGCTCGTAAGAAAAGCTTTGAAGCTCGTCATGCTAAGAATATTGACAAGGGTAAGATGTCAGCCGCATACTGGTCGGACCGAGTTAAATGGTGAGGTGAGTTAAATGGCAAAAACAAAATCTACAGTGAATGCTGCTGGCAATTATACCAAACCAACAATGCGAAAAGCTTTGGTTGCTAAGGTTAAAGCTGGTAGCAAAGGCGGAGATCCGGGCGAGTGGAGCGCCAGAAAAAGTCAAATTGTTGCTAAGGAATATAAAGCAAAAGGCGGTGGCTATCGTGATTGATGAAGTAAAGTCTTGTACTGATTGTAAAGAATCAAAGCCGCTTTCATCGTTTCGTAGTCGTGGTGGAAAGATGGCGCATCTCTATAAAAGCCATTGCAATACTTGTCTTTATAAAAGACATAGGGGATGGGTAGAAAAGAATCCAGATAAGGTTGAAGACTACCGGGATAAAGATCCTTGGACTCTGGCTAAACGATGCGCCCGTTATGGTATTTCGCCAGAACAGTTGACAGATCAATTAAATAAACAAGATTGTTGTTGTGCTATTTGCAAATCAAAAATATCATTAATTGATAGTGCTATAGATCATAACCATAATACCGGAGAGTTTCGTGGTGTTCTTTGCAAACAGTGTAATCGTGCTCTAGGTATGTTCAAGGATAACGCTGTTATTCTTCAGAGTGCTGTTGAGTATCTTGAAAATTTTGGGAGTTACAGCAATGCCTCTTAAAGAGCCACAAAAAGCTTTGAAGGATTGGTCAGACCAGAAATGGAAGACAAAGTCTGGAAAGCCTTCTAGTCAAACAGGTGAAAGATATTTGCCTGAGAAAGCCATCAAAGCATTGTCTGCTGCAGAGTATGCAGCGACAACAAAAGCAAAGCGTAAGGGTAAGGCACAGGGTAAACAGTTTGTTGCCCAACCCAAAGGCATAGCTGAGAAGACGGCGAAATATCGCTAACATGTTATAACTAAGATATTGAAAGAAAGCACATGGCTACTAAAGATACCAAATGGGACAAGTCTGTATCGATGCGGGATGATGTTGTTAAAGAAACAGCTGATGACCTGAAGAGAACAGCAAGAGGTTTAAAACCAGACGCACCGAATGAACCAGCAAGGGATGCACAGCGTTCTGCCGGTGAACGTGCAAGTACTAGAAACATGACACGAGCTGGTGCAGCTGGTATGGCCTTGTCTGCTGGCTACGGTGTTGGACGTTCCATTGGTGAAGCTGGTGGTGATGAGTTGGTACGCAAAGGTATTGAAAAGAGTGGGCTTGGTAAAGCAATTGATAAAGCATCTGCTAGCGATAGGGTTGAACTTAGTGAGAGTGCTAAAGAGCGCATTGCAAAAGGTGAAACCAAAGGTAAGGGTGACGATGAGCGTGTGAACAAGGAAGACTATCCCACCTATAAAAAAGATACGAAGAGTGCTGAAGTGTTTAGAGAGTCTTTCAAGGATGCTAAAGACGCAGGTAAAGATACCTTTAGATATGAAGGCCGTACCTACAGCACTGAAGAAAAACTTGCTAAAGGTGGCTTGGTGATGAACAAAGGTATCGGCGCTTCTATGAAGCCTCACAATGTGTTTAACTCAAAAGGAAAGAAATAAAATGGCTACAACTACAGACGCACAGAAAATTGAAAAGTATCGGGCAGCAGCAAACGATAAGACCATCCCACAAGATGTTCGTAATCAGATGTTGGACAAAGCTAATGAGATGGAACGTAAAGCTTACGAAGGTCAGAAGAAGCTTGCTAAGGGTGGTATGGTTGCTAAGGCTCCCATGAAGAAGGCTCCAATGAAAGCAATGGCTAAGGGTGGTGCAGTTAAGAAGCTTGCCAAAGGTGGTATGGCTGGGAAGAAGTGTTAAGCTATGAAAGGCTTAATGGCTCCTTGTGTAGTTTCTTTAGCACCTGAAGTTCCAAGTGCTAAAGACAACGATGCCACGGTAAAGAGGTTGATGAAGGATTGGTCTTTAGGTCCAGAGAAAGCTTCTCCGGATATGACAAGCAACCAACCCTATTGGTCTAAGATGGCTGAGATTTGGCTTGTTGATGAATCTCAGGCACGTAGACAGCTGTGTGCCAATTGTGAATACTTTGAAAACACACCAGAGATGTTGGAAGCTATGGAAGCAATTCCATTGAATGACATGGACATGGATGGTGGTGGTAGAGGTTTCTGTCACAAGTTTGATTTCATCTGTCACAACCTACGTGCTTGTCAGGCTTGGGAAGTTAAGAAGTTTGAAATGGAAGACTGATGAAAGTTCCTATTAAATATTCAGATGCTGAAGCAAAAGCACTTATTGCGTCAAAGCTTAAAGACAAGCGTAAGCTTGAGGATCAATATTCTGAATATGCAAAGGGTGGGATGGTTTCTAAAGCCAAGCTCACGCCTAAGCAGACTAAGAAGGTTGGTAAAGTTATGGGTGAGTTTAAAGACAAAACCCTTCACAGTGGTAAAGGTGGTAAGGTTGTTAAAGACTCTAAGCAAGCTATTGCTATTGCTTTGTCTGAAGCTAGCCGAGCCAAGAAGAAGTAATGGCTTCAAATAATTCAAGAGTTAGAAGTGTTGGTAAAAACCTGACAGCAGGTGCAGCTAATACTATCTACACTTGTCCAGACAATCACACTGCTAGGGTGGAGCTTCTGTTTGTTACCAACACTACTAGCGGTAACAAGACCGTATCTATCAAATGGCATGACTACAGTGCAGGTACTGAATATTACATTGTTGGCGGTTATACAGTTTCTGCATATTCTTTTCTAAAACTTGACGGTAGCTACTTAGCCTTGAGTGCTGGTGATTATATTGTTATTACACCAGAAGCTGGTTCAACAATGGACGCTACAGTTTCCGTTGAAGAATATTTTGACCCGGCACATAAAAAAGGATGATATGGCTAAAGAACTAACAGAACAACATAAGAAGTTTCTTGAGGCGCTCTTCAATGAAGCTAAAGGAAATATTTCCAAGGCTAAAGTGATGGCTGGTTTTTCTGAGAATTACAAAACTTCTCAGCTTACCAATTACCTCAAAGAAGAAATCATTGAAGCCACACAGCTCTATATTGCCATGCATGCTCCCACTGCAGCCATTGCTATGGTTGGTGGTATAATTGATCCCACTGAGCTGGGCATCAAAGAAAAGATGAATGCTGCTAAAGATTTGTTGGACAGGGCTGGTCTTGTGAAGACTGACAAGGTTCAAGTTGAAAGCACAAATGGTGTGATGATTTTGCCAGCGAAGGATCGATCAGAGGATTAAGATATGACCAGAGAACTTGGCGCATGGATATTGCCACAAGCTCCTAAGACGGACACCTATGTACCCATTCCAAAGCTTGGACGTACTGTACCGTTTGGTTATAAGCAGGACGAAGAAGATGAAACTATGCTTCTTCCAATCCCTCTTGAACTTGAAGCTCTTGAGAAAGCTAAGAAGCACATAAAGCAATATAGCTTACGAGATGTTGCTGCTTGGCTTTCTAAAGTTACGGGGCGATCCATAACACATGTTGGTCTAAGTAAACGAATCAAAGATGAGCAATCCTTCAAAAGACGGTCTTCAACATATCGCAAGCTTGCCGAGCGGTACAAAGAAGCCCTTGAAAAAGCGGAAGCCTACGAAAAAAGAGTCGGCTCCGACACCTGCGATAGTTATTTCGACACTGACCAATACCGAGTCATTAGAGACACCTTCCCTCCCGCTATCACCTGAGGAGCCTACAGTTGTTGAATCTCAGAACATCATCTTCAAACCCAACCCCGGACCTCAAACATTCTTTTTGGCAGCAGGTGAAAGAGAAGTGTTATACGGTGGAGCGGCAGGTGGCGGTAAGAGTTACGCTATGCTGGCTGATCCTTTACGTTTTATGGGCCACCCCCAGTTTTCAGGACTCCTCCTTCGACATACAACGGAAGAACTACGAGAACTAATTTGGAAAAGCCAAGAGATGTATCCGAAGATTTATCCGGGCATCAAATGGTCTGAACGAAAAATGCAATGGATAGCACCTAGCGGTGCTCGTCTATGGATGTCATACCTTGATAGAGATGAAGACGTGCTTCGCTATCAAGGTTTAGCTTTTAGCTGGATTGGTTTTGATGAGTTGACACAGTGGCACACCCCGTTCGCATACAACTATATGCGTTCACGTCTGCGTACTGCTGCCTCAGATCTTCCAATTTACATGCGTTCTACTACCAACCCCGGTGGACCCGGTCATGCTTGGGTGAAGAAGATGTTTATTGACCCAGCTCCGGCTGGTAAAAGCTTCTATGCCACTGATATTGAGACAGGAAAACCTTTGACATACCCGAAAGGGCATAGTAAAGAAGGTGAATTCTTATTTAAACGCAAGTTTATTCCTGCGATGTTGACAGACAATCCTTATTTGGCTGACTCTGGTGACTACGAAACCATGTTGTTGTCTCTTCCAGAGCACCAACGTAAGCAATTGCTTGAAGGAAATTGGGATGTTGCCGAAGGTGCAGCGTTTCCTGAGTTCAACAGGGCTGTTCATGTGGTGGAACCATTCGATATCCCCAACTCATGGGCCAAGTTTAGAGCTTGTGACTACGGATATGGTAGCTTTTCAGCTGTTATATGGTTTGCTGTCACCCCAAGTGACCAACTCATCATCTATCGTGAGCTGTATGTGTCTAAAGTGCTGGCAAAAGATTTAGCACAGATGGTGTTGAAGGCTGAAGCTAACGATGGTGTCATCCGTTATGGTGTACTGGATAGCTCTTGTTGGGCAAAACGGGGCGATACTGGACCATCTATTGCCGAAACGATGATTATGGAAGGTTGTAGGTGGCGACCTGCTGATAGAAGTGCTGGAAGTAGGGTGGCTGGTAAGCAGCAGTTGCATAGACGGCTGCAAATAGACCCATTTACAGAGATGCCTAAGCTGGTTATAACAAGTAACTGTGTTAATACTATAGCGCAACTACCAATCCTTCCATTGGACAAGAAGAATCCAGAAGACATTGATACAAAGTCTGTTGATCACATCTATGATGCCATCAGATATGGAATTATGAGTAGGCCGAGGAGCAGTTTGTTTGATTACAACCCTCTTACTACGTCACATGCTGGAATGCGTACCGCAGATCCAACATTCGGTTACTAAAGGAATATTATGGCGACTAAGCAATCATTTATGGACGACAGAAATCTGTCATTGGACGACAGCAAAACTAAAGACGAGGACTCGTTCAAAGGCAATGGTTTAATTCAGTTTATTAACGAGCGTTATACCCGTTCTGAAGAGAGTCGCCGTTCTGATGAGACACGTTGGCTACGTGCTTACAGAAATTACCGTGGTTTGTACGGTCCAGATGTACAGTTTACAGAGACAGAAAAGTCTCGTGTGTTTATTAAGGTGACAAAGACTAAGGTGCTTGCAGCATATGGTCAAATCACTGACGTGTTGTTCTCGAATAACAAGTTTCCTCTGAGCATTGACCCATCTGTACTACCCGATGGTATTGTTGAATCTGTTAGCTCTGATCCAAAGGGTACAGAATCAACCAAAGTGAAGAATGAAATTCCTTTTGGTGAAGGTGCTGTCATTCCCGAAGGCTTTGACTTGGATAAGCTGGAAGAGATGTTGGGTGCTATGAGGGAAGACCTGAAAGACCTGCCCAATCTTAAAGAAGGTGAAGGCGCTACACCTTCTTCTGTAACTTTCTACCCAGCTATGGTGGCTGCTAAGAAGATGGAGAAGAAAATCCACGATCAGCTGGAAGAGACAGGTGCAACTAAGCATCTTCGCTCCACAGCTTTTGAGATGGCACTGTTTGGTACAGGTGTGATGAAGGGTCCATTCGCAACCAACAAGGAATATCCAAATTGGAAAGACGATGGTACATATAATCCATTGATTAAGACTGTGCCTGACGCATCATCTGTGTCTTTGTGGAACTTCTATTGGGACCCTGACGCAAACAACACAGAAGAATGCCAATATGTCATTGAGCGTCATAAGCTCAACCGCACACAACTGAGAGCGTTGAAGAAGCGTCCCTACTTTCGTGGCAATGTCATCGATCAAGTTATTGAGCAAGGTGAAACCTACGTTAAGAAATATTGGGAAGATGACTTGAAAGACTATGCACCAAACTTTGGTGTTGAACGCTTTGAAGTATTGGAATATTGGGGTAATGTGGATATTGAGATGTTGCAAGATAACGACCTCATCATCCCTAAAGAGTTTGAGGATGCTGGTGAACTTCAAGCCAACATTTGGTTTTGCAACGGCAAGATTATTCGCCTTGTTCTCAATCCTTTTAAGCCGTCAAAAATTCCGTATTATGCTGTCCCCTATGAACTGAACCCCTACTCACTTGCAGGTGTTGGTGTTGCCGAAAACATGGACGACACTCAAACCCTGATGAATGGTTTCATGCGCATGGCGGTAGATAATGCGGTTCTTTCTGGCAACCTTGTGTTTGAAGTTGATGAAACCAATCTCACACCCGGTCAAGATATGTCTGTATATCCCGGCAAAGTGTTTCGTAGACAAGGCGGCGCACCCGGTCAGGCTTTGTTTGGTACACAGTTTCCTAACGTGGCACAGCAAAATCTGCAGCTCTTTGACAAGGCTCGTCAGCTTGCTGATGAATCTACAGGCTTGGCTTCTTTCTCACATGGTCAAACTGGTGTGTCAGGAGTTGGCAGGACTGCGTCAGGTATTAGCATGCTCATGAATGCTGCTAGCGGCTCTGCCAAAACTGTGATTAAAAACGTTGATGATTATTTGCTTGCACCAATGGGTAAGGCATTCTTCAACTTCAATATGCAGTTTGACTTTGACCCAGAGATCAGAGGCGACTTGGAAGTTAATGCTCGTGGTACAGAAAGCTTGATGGCTAATGAAGTGAGAAGCCAACGACTGATGCAATTCTTGCAGATTGTTGCCAACCCTGCGCTCATGCCTTTTGCTAAAATGCCATACATTGTTAGAGAAATTGCTAAGAGTATGGATCTCGATCCAGACAAGGTGACTAACAATATGGATGAAGCAATGCGTCAAGCGTTGTTGCTACAGAAACAACAAGCCCCTGCAGAGGGTGCTGCTCCACAAGGCGTTGCTGGACCTCCCGGCGTTGCCGATATGACAGGCGGTGGTGGTGGAAACATTGGTGTTGGTGCAGCTCCTGTACCGGGTGAACAAGGATTTAGTGGTAATGAACAACAACAAGCCGTACCTCCCCAAGCTTAAACCGCTTACTGGTAATCAACTTCAATGGCAAGCATTCTGTGAAATGATTGACTATGCCATTGAAATGGAACAACGTAAGCTTGAACAAGCTAGTGACTTGAAGGAAATCTTTCAAGCTCAAGGCGCAGTGATTAAGCTGCGTCAACTTAAGAAACTAAAGGACGAAGTCGATGCAAGTAAATAACGTATTAGCCGAAGGTGGTGTGATGCAAGAGGGCGGCACTCAAGATCCCGTTAGCGGTAACAATGTACCTCCCGGTGCTATGCAAGAGGAAGTTAGGGACGACATTGACGCTAAACTCAGCGAAGGCGAGTTTGTATTTCCAGCAGATGTAGTGCGCTACTTCGGTCTGCAAAAACTTATGGCCCTGCGTGACGAAGCAAAGATGGGGTTGCAGAAGATGGCTGAGATTGGTCAGATGGGTAATGCTGATGAAGTTGCAAACCCAGAAGCTCTTCACGGCGCTGGTACAGAAGCTCCTATGGCCCCTGCCCCTGCTGCAGACAATTTCGAATCTGAAGTTGATGCAGCTTTGTCAGCAAGTGGGCAGACTGAGCAAGCCTTTGCTGTTGGTGGCGTTGCTTCTTCGTCCAAGCCTGAGACATATGTCAATGAGGCTGGTCAGAAAGTTTACATCCCACAAGTAGATGGCATTCCAATCGTCCCTATTCCTATGGGCTTTATGAAACAAGAAACTGTTGCTCAACCTATGCAAAATGTAGAAAATGTACAGCAACCTGTACAAACTATGGCTAAGGGTGGATTAGCTCGTAAGCGTAAAAAGTAATCTATAATACAAATACCATAACCAGTGACGGGCTGGTTGGTACTTAATAACAACCCGTCATCATTGGCTACCTCTCTCCCTGTATTGACAGCAACAGATAGCCCCAACTTAAAAGGTAAATATGACTGAAGTAGTTCTTGAACAGAAATCTCAGGTGGCGGCAGTGTCTTCGTTTGGTAAGCGTAATGCTAATACAGAACGTATCGAACATGAAGAAGCTGAGTTGAAAAAACTCATTGATCAAAACAATACTCCTGAAGATAAGAAGATTGACGATGCTGATGATAGTAATTTGAGTGCTGAAGAGAAGACATTCAAGAAGCGTTACGGTGACCTTCGCCGCCATTCACAACAACAACAAACACAGCTGCAATCGCAGATTGATGAGTTGCGCAATCAGCTTACAAAGAGTACCGAGAAACAAATCCAGCTTCCAAAAAGCGAAGATGAGTTGAATGCATGGGCTGCTCAGTATCCTGATGTGGCTAAGATTGTTGAAACAATTGCTTTGAAGAAGATTCGTGAAGAGAACCAAGAGTTCAAAGATCGAATGAAAACTTTGGATGATCGTGAATTGCAAACTGCTCGTGATAAGGCTGAGGCTGAGTTGCTCAGAATGCATCCCGACTTTGATAAGATTCGAGACACCGATGCGTTTCATGATTGGGTCGAAGATCAACCTAAGTGGGTACAGAGCGCCTTGTACGAAAACGACACAGACGCTAAAGCTGCAGCTCGTGCCATTGATCTGTACAAGTCTGACATGGGCAAGAGTAACAAACCTGTTACCACCTATGATCGTGATGTTGCACAGTCTGTTGGTACTCGCCGTGGTGCTTCATCCCCTGCAAATGCCAATGAGGTTGGTGTAATATACGAGAGTGCTGTCAATAAAATGACTTCACAACAGTACGAGAAGAACCAAGAAGCTATTCAAAAGGCTATTCAGTCTGGTAAATTTGTCTACGATATTAGTGGTAATGCACGATAATTGTTGACACATAGCAAAGTTATGCTATAACTTTACATAGAGCGAAAAGGGTAGCTCCCCTGATTGTGCCGATTCACAGTCTAGCTCTTGTTTCTAATCGGGGAAAAAGATGAGTGAAATGAAGACTTGCCGCAAGTGTGGCGAGACAAAAGGTCTGTTTGATTTTAATAAAGACAGAACTAAAAAGCTTGGTGTGGGAAGTATTTGCAAGCCTTGTGCTTCTATTACATCTCACGACTATTACATAAATAACTCTGCTCATATAAAGAGAAGAGTATCTAAATACAATATGACATATATGCCGCCATATGAGCGGAATGTTATATCTAGATTGAAAAACCTTTGTACAAAAGCTAAGGGTCGATCAAAAGAATTTTCACTTGTAGATCAAGATTTATTTGATTTATGGGAGAAACAAAAAGGTTTATGTGCGTATACAAAGTTGCCCCTGCTTGCAGCAGCCAACCAACTTAATACCATAAGCCTAGATAGAATTGATAGTAGTGTTGGATACGTTGTTGGAAACATACAACTTGTCTGTGCTGCTGTTAATAAGATGAAGCAAGAGTATGCTGAAGAAGCATTTCTTTTACTTTGTCATTTTGTAACGCAAAACAATCAGCTATCAGAATCACCTGAAAGTTTGACAGCCCGACATATCTCTTTGGGCACTTAGAGATATCGACAACCTGCCATCGTCAGCCTCTGTAGTAATGTGAGCGTATTTAATTATATGCCTTATATATATCTATAGGAGAATCATCATGGCATTTCCTTCCGCTACAGGCCACGGCTCTTTGCCCAATGGAGCCTTTTCCCCAGTAATCTATTCGAAGCAAGTACAACTTGCCTTCCGTAAAGCCTCGACAATTGAAGCTATCACCAACAACGACTATTTCGGCGAAATCGCTCAAATGGGAGACTCAGTCAAAATAATCAAGGAGCCAGAAGTTAGCGTTCAATCGTATGCTCGTGGTACACAAATCACAGCACAAGACTTGAATGACGAAGACTTCACTTTGGTTGTTGACCAAGCTAACTACTACGCTTTCAAAATTGACGACATCGAAGCCGCTCACTCTCATGTGAACTTCATGACTATGGCATCTGACCGTGCAGCTTATCGCTTGCGTGACCAGTATGACCAAGACGTGTTGGGCTATTTGACTGGCTTCCAACAATCTGCAAAGCATGGCAATGCTGACACCGCTCGTACTACCGCTTCCGGTACTAAGGCTGTGACTGCTGCTGGCTCTGACGAACTCTTGGCTTCTATGAAGCTCAAGAAGGGCAGCTTCGGTAACATCACCACTTCTTCTGCTGGTGAGCATTCCATCCCATTGGCTCCACGTTTGCCCGGCGCTACCACCATGCCTACCGATGTCGCATCTCCTTTGATGGTGATCGCTCGTATGGGTCGTCTGTTGGATCAACAATTCGTTGACACCCAAGGCCGTTGGTTGGTTGTGGACCCAGTGTTCTTGGAACTCTTGAAGGACGAAGACAGCCGCTTGTTGAATGGTGACTTCGGTGGTTCGGGCTTGCAAAACGGTTTGGTGTTGAACAACTTGCACGGCTTCCGTGTGTATGTGTCTAACAACCTGCCTAAGATTGGTACTGGTCCCGGCACTACTGGTACTGCTAACCAGAACACCAACTACGGTGTGATCGTTGGTGGTCAAGATTCTGCTGTGGCAACTGCTCAGCAAATCACCAAGACAGAAAGCTATCGTGACCCTGACAGCTTCGCTGACATCGTCCGTGGTATGCATTTGTATGGTCGCAAGATCCTCCGTCCGGAAGCCCTTGTTACTGCAAAGTACAACGCAGCCTAATTGAACTGGGGGAGCTTAAAACGCTCTCCCTTTTCGACCATCTTTAAAGGAAATATAAAATGTCTATCGCTCAATCTATCCGTCCTCAGGCAGTATTGCTTGAGAAAGAAGTGTCATTGGCTAACGCCTCTGGTACTACTGTTGGTATCTCTGTTCCCGCTGGCTCTTTGGTGCTTGCTGCTGGCTTCCAAAACTATACCGTGGTTCCTAACGTGACCACTTATACATTGGATGTGACTGACGGCACTACCGTGTTCGCCAATGACTTGGACTTTGATGCTGCTGCTGCTAACACAATCAAGGCTGGCACTACTGCTGGTTTGGTCACTGCTGCTGACACCATTGACGTTGTCACTACCATCTCTGGTTCACCCGGCGTTATCGCTGGTCGTGTCTGGGCTTTGGTGATTGATGTCAATCAAGGTACTCGCACAGCCGCTTCCGTTGACCGTGAACAATTGGCTTAATAGCTAGTTAAATCAAAGGGGTGGCTTCATAATTGAGGTCGCCCCTTTATTGTTTGTATGCTCTATTAGAGAGCGTTTTTATACAATTTAAGAGGATTCTCTAATGGCTATTACTTCTGCACTTTGCACAAGCTTTAAAAAAGAATTGTTGGAGCGCAAGCACGACTTCAACGCATCTAGCGGTCACACTTTCAAGATTGCTCTGTACACATCATCGGCATCGTTAGATGCAGCCACCACCAACTACTCTTCTTCGAATGAAGTTACTGGTACAGGCTATACAGCTGGTGGAACCACGCTGACAAACATTGATCCCACATCTAGTGGCACTACCGCATTCATTGACTTTGCCGATGCAACATGGGCAAGCGCAACAATCACTGCTGCTGGTGCTCTTATCTATAACACAACAACAGACGGTGGCACTGGTACAACTAATGCCGTGGCTGTCATCTCTTTTGGTGGAGACAAAACCTCTACCAACGGTGACTTTGTTGTCCAATTCCCAACAGCTGACGCAAGCAACGCCATCGTTCGACTCGCCTAAGGTGGCGTAGATGGCTACGACTACTCGATCTGGAGCGATATACGGCATTGGGCGCTATGGTGCTGTGCGCTATGGTGTTAGCAATGTTGCATACGTCCCAGATGGTGTTCAAGCCGTAGGTACAAGTGATAGTGGTGTTGTCATTAGTGGCGACTCCAATCACGTTGTTGTCAGCTTAGTAGCTCCTGCTGTCGTAGGCAGTGTTGGAGTTGTTGGTGTAGCTGTCACAAGCATGGTTGGTGTAGCTGCTACAGGCTTTGTAGGCACACCAACATTCAGCTTAGGTTGTAGGTTCCCAATTAGCGGCGTTAGCTTCACAGGCTACGTAGGTACTCCCACACTCGTTGCATCTGCTTTAACACCCCTTACAGGCGTTTCTAGCACCACTTCAGTTGGAGCCACTACTGAGACAGCAGCCGCTAACATTCAAGTTGCTGGAGTTAGTTCTTCTACATCCATCGGTATAGTTGATGTAAGGTCAATTAACCGAATCCCTGTAGACGGCGTTGAATCTCTGGCTTCTGTGGGAAGTCTAACAATTGTTGCTAACGCTAACATTGCAAGTGTTAGTGTGCAAAGCGATGTTATATTGGGCAATTTGCTAGTCATAGCAAACAGCTTGTATGCAGTATCTGGTGTTTACGCAACAGGGTTTGTTGGCGATGTCTCTGTTAGAGAGAATGCTAGACCAACCTTCGATGGTGTTTCTGCTATAACAAGCATTGGTACTGTCACTGTTAGTGCTGGTGTATTCGACTACAATGCTGTAGCACACTTATATAGTAGAAGTCGCACAATTTATGTCGAGCGAAAGTCTACAGCTAAAGAACGTACCGTGATGGTGAGTGCTGAAGATAGAACGGTGTATGTTGAGAATAGATCTACAACATCGACACGTACTGTAGATGTGTCTAATATGCCACGTAAAACGTACATGTATAGAAAGACTACCTCCGCTGATAGAAGCGTGAGAGTTGCATAAGGAAAAATATGTCATTTAGATGGCCCAATAAAGATCAAAATGAAGTGCTTGACTACAGCGTTGATTGGTCACGCTGGTTAAGTGGTGCAGCTATTTCTTCCGTTACATGGTATGTTGATGATGCATCAGGCACTAAGACAGCGTTGACAGCTGGCAACACTGTCAACGGTATTCAGAACGTTTCACAAAGTGTTAGTGGTGCTGTAGCCACAATTAATCTAGGTCTTGGTACTAACAACATTGAGTATAAATTCTATTGCTCTATGTCAGACAATACAGGTAGTACAGCTGAGCGAGTTATTAGACTGCGTATCAAGGAACAATAATGGCATACAACTATATCGGTCTTGTTAATGAGGTGAATAGACGACTCAACGAAGTTGAACTCACGTCTAGCACCTTCTCAACAGCCACAGGCTTCTATGCCCACAACAAGGATGCTGTCAACTCTGCCATCCGTGACATCAACCACACACATTACGAGTGGCCTTTCAACCATGTATTAGCTGAAGAAGTTTTAACTGCTGGTACTACTCGCTATGCATTCCCTAGCGATGCCAACACCATTGACTTTGACACCTTCCGCATTAAAGAAAGCTCAACCTTTGGTAATAACACTGTCAATCTATCTGTGCTTTCTTATGATGATTATTTAAAGAACAGCATCGATCAAGAATATACAACTGACACATCAAAGCGTGGGCCACCTTCTGCTGTCTTCCAAGCTCCTAGTTTGGAATATGGTATTGTGCCAGCACCTGATCAAGCCTATACAATCTTCTACGAATACTATCGCATTCCTGTAGACCTTGAAATATATGACGATGTGCCAGATATTCCAGAACGCTTTAGGCATGTAATTGTCGATGGTGCGATGCACTATGCATATATGTTTAGAGGCAACGAACAATCTGCTTCTATTGCTAAGGCTAAGTTTGACGAAGGCATTAAGCGTATGCGCACAATGTTGGTCAACCGATATACATACATGCGATCAGGAATGCTACAGGCTTCTAGAGCTTCCAACTTTGGAGATAGGGTTAACTAATGGCTGACGCATGGCAAACCTATCCCTTTCAATTTAGCGGTGGCTTAGTCACTAACTTATCCCCGTTGCAGCAGGGCTTGCAAGCTCCCGGTAGCGCACGTCTACTTAAGAATTTTGAGCCTTCCACGGATGGTGGATATAAACGCATTGAAGGCTTTATCAAATATAAAAATGCTTTTGTTCCTGCTTATGGTGAACCGCTTGTTCACGGCAGTGGTCAAACTGGCACTACGCTAATTATTGCTAACATCTATACAACTCCTGTTGATGGTGGCACATTCACCATTACTGGTGTTACAGGCACATATACAATTGCTGCTGGTGGTGTGAGCTATGATGATACAAACAAGAGAGCCACATTAACTCTCACTGCGTCAATGGCTTCTAGCCCTGCTGATAAGGCTGCTGTCACATTCACAAGCCACAGTGGTGTTGTCAAAGGCGTTGCTGTTTGGGAAGACTCTGTTCTTGCCTATCGCAACAATGACATCTATGAGACAAGTGGTTCAGGGTGGTCTAAAATTAATACACCTTCCTATGGCACTGTGCTAGTTAATGGCGCAGGTCAGACAGGAAGCTCGTTAGCTATTGATGGTCTTACTGATGCTCCGAAGGCTGGTGACACATTTATTGTTGCTGGTATTGAGAAGATTTATACCGTCACCGCTAATGCCACTGTCACAGCTGGTGCATCCACTGTTGCAATTAATCCAGCACTTGCTTCATCACCTGCTGACAACGCAGCAATCACTTGGAAGTCTACAAACTATAGCAGTGGTATTAAACTGCGTACAGCTAAATATCGCATCAACACTACAGAAAAGATTGCTGGTGTTAATGGTACTGGTTACCCGTTTATTTGGGATCAGAATAGCTTTATCTTTGTAGACAGTTCTACAGATTTGCTTGGTGCGCAGTTTGTCGTGTTCCACAAGAATCAAATGTTCTTTGCCAAAGGTGATCAACTCATCTTTACATCTCCTTACACTGATACAGATTTAAACCCGGCAAACGGTTCAGGGGTTATTGGTGTTGGTGGTCAAATCACAGGACTTGTTGTATTCCGTGAAATTCTCATCATCTTTACTGAGAAGACAATTAACCAGCTGACAGGTAACACCCTTGCTGATTTCACATTGCTTCCAATCACACGTCACATTGGCTGTGTAGCCACTGACACCATCCGAGAAATTGGTGGTGATGTTATGTTCTTGGGTCCAGAAGGTTTGCGCTTGCTTAGTGCTACGGACAAAATTGGTGACTTGAATCTCGGCGTTGTATCTAAACAGATCCAAGACGAGATGACATCGCTTATTCAAGCAAGCAGCAGCTTTGCCAGTATTGTTATTAAACAGAAGTCTCAGTATAGATTGCTTGGTTATAATTCTTCAATAACTCATGAGAATGCTAAAGGTATTCTTGGTACACAAAAGACAGGCGATAACACATCTGTTATTGAATGGGCTGAGACATCTGGTATTAAAGCTTATGTCGCTGATAGCGATTATAAAAACCAAACAGAAACTATTGTCTTTGCCAACGAAGACGGATATGTCTATCAGATGGAAAGTGGTAATAGCTTTGACGGAACAAACATTGTTGCTAGCTTTGCCACCCCATACGTTCCAATTAATGATCCAAGAATTCGTAAGACTTTCTACAAAATGTTCTTGTACACAGATCCACAAGGCTCTGTAACTACATCAGTCAACTTGAAATATGACTTTGATGACTTTGGTAGCATTCAACCAGCAACAATTACGTTGTCAAATAATGCAGGATCTGTAGGTTTTTATGGTAGTAATACTGCTACTTATGGTACAACTGTGTACGGCACTAAGCTTAAGAAACTATTCCAAACACAGGTGATTGGCTCAGGTTTTACTGTTTCGTTGCAATTCGTTTCAGATAGTCAAGACCCTCCGTTTTCGTTGGATGCTGTGACGCTTGAATATTCAACACACGATAGAAGATAAGGAAATATTATGACGGGTTACGTTCGGGTAGATACATCTAACAACATTGCAGATGGCAACGTCATAAATTCTGCCGATCTGGACAATGAGTTTGACGGTGTACAAGCTGCATTCAATAGTTCCACAGGCCACGTACATGATGGCACAAGTGGTAACGGTGCTCCCATTACAAAGATTGGTCCAGTACAAGATGTTGTTGTAGGCACAACTACCATGTATCCAAAGACTACAAACACTGTGGACTTGGGTACAAGCTCTTTGAAATACAAAGACCTGTATTTGGCCGGTAACGCTTCTGTTGCTGGCACATTGGGTGTTACAGGTGTTGTCACCTTCACAGCTCAACCTATCCTCTCTAGCCTCACAGCTTCTCGTGCTGTGTTCTCTGACGGATCTAAAGGATTGGTCAGCAATGCCATCACTGGTACAGGCGATGTTGTTATGTCCAATAGCCCTACGTTGGTTACGCCAACATTGGGTACTCCAGCTTCTGCAACACTGACAAACGCTACAGGGCTTCCTATTGGTACAGGTGTATCAGGTCTTGGCACAGGCATTGCCACAGCCTTGGCAGTAAACGTAGGCACTGCTGGCGCTCCTGTTGTTAACGGTGGTGCATTGGGTACGCCATCAAGCGGCACAGTGACTAATCTGACAGGCACAGCCTCCATCAACATTAACGGCACGGTAGGCGCTACAACAGCTAATACAGGCGCTTTCACCACGCTAACCACCTCAAGCACAGTAACGCATAACGGCGGCACAGCAAACGGCGTAGCCTACCTCAACGGCTCTAAGGTGCTGACTACTGGTAGTGCGCTGACGTTTGATGGAACTAACTTATTTACAACTGGGGACATCAATAGTGATGGTTCTGAAAAGTACATTAATTTTCGCTCAACATACAGCGTCGGAAGTAATGTTCGTGCTCGTATCCGAGCTGTAGGTGCTGGAGGAGGCTCTGGTTATGGTGGAGATTTTAGAGTTGATACAAGAGCGCCCAACAACGCATGGAACACAGACGCCTTTGTTATTAACTCAAATGGACAACCTATTTGGACTTTTGGCGGCTCCGAACAAATGCGCCTAACCAGCACAGGTCTGGGTATTGGGACGAGTTCGCCTACATCCATTAGCGGCTACACAGCACTTAAGATTAACAACGCCACCACTGGCGCAATCCTTGACTTGGCCCAAGCGGACACGGTTCGCGGACGTCTGGTGGCTACAAATAGCAGTTTTACACTAGAAACAACGGGCAGCATACCGTTAATTTTTTCTCCAACGGGTGCGGAAAAAATGCGCCTCGACTCCAGCGGTAACTTGCTGGTGGCTTGTACATCTAACCCGTCCTCTTCTGTGCGTGGTGTAAAGATTGGACCAAATGGCCCTAACGGTGTACAGCTTGCTTTATCAAACACAATCACTGC